GGAAGATGGCGGCTTCGGCAACGCCAGGCGAAGCTGATCGGACGTGGGAATGAGATGGATTCTCACTAGAATGCACCAAGATGGTGCGAATAGGGATTCTCAATGGGTGGGGGGGGTGGGCAATAGTCTGGGGCTTTTTGCTCCTAGACCGCGCCCGAGCCTTTCTTTCGCGCCGTCAAAATTGGGATTTGGAAATAGAAGGCTGAAATATGACCCGAGGAAGGAAGCCGACGGCGCCGCAGCTCAAGGTTTTGGCCGGTACCACGCGCCCAGATCGAGAGGTGACTAACGCGCCGGAGTTCGACCTAATTGATGACTTTCCCGCAGCTCCGCAACACCTGAATGTCGACGGCTCCGAGATGTGGAAATCACTCGGTCATCAGCTGGTCGCCGCCCGTGTTTTGCAGGTAGTCGATTTGTATTCGCTCGAACAACTTTGCTTCGCCTGGCAGTGCTTCAGGAAAAAAGCCAAGGCCGACATGGAGTCAACCGCCGCCGAGACAACAGCGCTCAAGGCGCTTTTTTCCGAGTTCGGTATGACGCCGGCCAGCCGCCGGAAAGTGTCGTCCGGCTCAGAAAAACCGAAAGGCAATGCGTTCGCCGGTAACGGCCGAAAGTAGAGAGGTATTACTGATTATCTGGCCAGGCCAGTCTGGAGTAGGAATGCGTGATTTCGTAAAAATCGCGACCGACTATGCCAGGGCTGCGGTGTCAGATAAAAAGCGCAAGCGTCACGGCAAGTTGATCCGTCAGGCCGCACAGCGGTTTCTCGATGATCTGAAACGCGCGAAGAAAAAAGACTGCCCATTTTTGTTCGACCCCTGGCACGCAAATGACCCTTGCGACTTCATCGAAAAGCTTCACCACGTCGAAGGCAAGTGGGAAAAACCAACGATTGTCATGCACCCGTCGCACGTATTTTTTGTGGTTCAGCTGTTTGGGTTTCGTAAGCGCGAGGCTGTTTACACCGAAGGCTGGGGCGGTGATGGGATGTTTCATCCCCGCCGGTTCACCTCGGCGCTATTCGCAGTCGCCCGGAAGAATGCCAAGAGCACGTTGTCTTCGGCGGTCCTGCTGTATTGCGAATGCTGCGAGCCGGAAGAGGGTGCGCAGATCGTCAGCGCCGCCACGACATTCGGCCAAGCTGCAATCATCTTCAACGCGGCCAAGCGCATGGTCGAGAAGAATGCCGATCTGCGCGATTACTTCGGTCTTGAGGTTTGGGCGAAAGCCATCACCAGGATGGAGACCGGTGCCAGCTTCAAGCCGATTCACGCGAAGGCATCCACGCAGGACGGTTTGAACCCTTCCCACGTTGGCCTGGACGAAATCCACGCACACAAAACCGCTGACCTGCTCAACGTATTGCAGTCAGCCGCCGGCGCACGGGGCAACCCGCTTTGGCTGTTCACCACCACCGAGGGATACACGAACCCGGGGCCTTGGGCCGAAATAAGAATGTTCGCGAAAAAGCTGCTATCAGGGCTGTTCGGGAATACGGCCGATCACTACCTGGTGGTTTTTTATGCGGTTGATGACGAGGACAAAAATCTCGGGATCAAGGCCGACGATGAGTTCGACGAATCGTGCTGGATCAAAGCCAACCCGTTGATGGATGCCAACCCGCATTTGCTTACCGCTATCCGCAAAGAGGCGGTCGAAGCAAAGCAAATGCCATCCAAGATGGCCGAGTTTCGGATCAAGCGGCTCAACCGGGCAGCCTCCACAGCGGAGGGCTGGATCGATCTCAACAAGTGGCAGCGTTGTTCTGGTGAGGTTGATCTCGATTGGCTATCCGCCTACCCATGCTGGGGCGGCCTCGACCTTGCGTCCACGACCGATATGACGGTGTTCCGGCTTGTGTGGAATGTCGACGGGGTGCTTTACACCTACGGTTGGCGTTGGGCGCCGGAAAGTGCCGTCGCATACCGCACGGAACGCGGCACCGTCCCATATGCCTCATGGGTTGAATCTGGGCTGTTAAAACAGACCGAAGGCGATGTCACCGATTACTCAGTCATTGAGGCTGACGTAAAGGCGGTGTGTGAGCGTTTCAACGTGCAGGCCATTGCCTACGACAAATGGAACGCGAGTGACCTGGTTAATAGGCTGGTCGCTGCGGAACTGCCGATGATTGAGTTTATCCAGGGGCCAAAATCCTACCATCCGGCGATGCAGGCACTGGAGATGGCCTACATCGCGGGCAATCTGGTGCATGGCGGCGACATGATCCTGAATTGGTGTGCATCGAACCTGATTGCCAGGCGCGATGACAACATGAACATGGCGCCGGACAAAAAGCGCTCCGCGGACAAGATCGACGACATGGCCGCATTGCTGATGGCGGTTGGCGTTTCGATTTCCGGGCAAGAGCCCCTAAATGACCTCTTTGTGGTGCTCTGATGTTCAACTTTGGCAAAGCAAAAAAACTCGAGCAGGAGATGACGTCCCTGCGTGAAGAAATCGGCCAGCTCAAGGACAGCGCTCAGACTTGGCACGAAATGGACCGGTCACAATGGGCTGATTTCTTCGGCGCGACTCCCTCTTCGGCTGGCGTGGTGGTCACCACCGAGACCGCAAAGCGCAGCGCCGCTGTTTATGCGTGCTGCCGGTTGATCGCCGGCGCCGTGGCGCTGCTGCCGTTGCCAATCTACGAACGCACCGAAGCGGGCGGCCGGAAAAAGGTCGAGCACGACCTGTGGTGGCTGTTGAACGAATCACCATACCCGACGCTTACAGCGTGCTCGTTCTGGGAATGGATGATTTCCTCAATGCTGCTGCGTGGTGACGGAATCGCGCAGATCGTTCGCGACCGAAGCGGTCGACCTACAAGACTGATGCCGCTTCCCCGAGAGTGTGTCGCCATCGAGCGCGTGGGGGACACGCTGCACTATTACGTCAACGATGACGGCAAGTATTTTGGCTTGCAGTCGGAGGATGTTTTGCACTTCCCCGGCTTCGGTTTCGACGGCACCAAGGGCGAGTCGGTGATTCGTTACGCGGCGCGGCAGGCAGTCGGCACCGCGCTGGCGGCTGATGAGTTCGCAGGCGAGTTTTTCAGCAACGGCGCTAGCCCAAGCATGGTGATCACCTATCCGCAGGGCGTATCGCCTGGTCAGGATCAGCAGGATCAACTGCGCTCCCAGTTCACTGAACGCTATGTTGGCAAGAGCAACCACCATAAGCCGATGCTGCTGGTGAATGGCGGCGATGTGAAACCGGTCAGCCTGTCGGCGGAAGATGCTCAACTTCTGGAAACTCGTAAGTTCCAGGTGGTGGAAATCGCCCGGGCCTTTGGTGCGCCGCCGCACATGATCGGCGAGACGTCCGCCTCGACGAGCTGGGGCACCGGCATTGAGCAAATGTCGATCGGCTTTGTCCGTTACACCTTGGGCCCGCATCTGCGGCGTATCGAACAGGAGCTGAACCGCAAGCTTTGGCCTCGCTCTATGCGCTTTTTCACCGAATTCAACCGGGATGGCCTGCTCGCCGGCGACAGCAAGACCGAATCGGAAGTACTCGGCAAGTCGCTCGGTGGGCCTGGCACCCAAGGTTGGATGACAGTCAACGAAGCCCGGCGCCTGAAAAACCTGCCACCGGTTGACGGCGGCGACGAGCTCCCCCTTTCGGTTGCTGCCAAGCAGCCAGCCCCCAAAGCTCCAGAGGCTCAGCCCAATGAACCTGATCCAACTGTTTCAGAATAACCAGACCGCCAAGCGCGAGTTCCGCATCGTCGCGGAAGGGCGCGAGGCGACCATCTACCTCTACGACATCATCGGTGAGGATTGGTATGGCGGTGTTTCAGCTCAGGATTTCGTACCGAAGCTGGCCGCCCTCGACGTCGACGTGATTCACCTGCGGATCAACAGCCCCGGCGGCGATGTATTTGATGCCAGAGCAATGGCCTTGGCCATCCAACAGCACCCGGCAAAGGTAATCGCTCACATTGATGGTCAGGCTGTGTCGGCCGCTACTTACGTGGCCATCGCCGCTGACGAAGTCGAAATCGCCGACGGCGGGTTCTTCATGATCCACAACGCTTGGACCGTCCAGATGGGCAATGCCAAGGACTTCCGGTCGCAAGCCGACCTGCTCGACAAGGTGGATGCCAGCATCAGCGCTGATTACGAGCGCAAGACTGGAAAGCCCGCCGCAGAAGTTCTGGCGATGATGGACGCAACCACCTGGATGACTGCCGCCGAAGCTCTGGCTGCAGGCTTTGTCGATCGCTTGGCCGAGGGCAAGACCGCTACGAAGAATCATTGGAATCTCGCCGCCTATGGCAATGCCCCGAAGGCCTTGACCGAGCGTCCTGAGCCGACAGTTGACCGCGAGGCCCTGGAGCGTCGCCTCTCACTGCTCGAAAGAATCGCGCCATAGGCCTCGCGCCATCGCGTAAATCCAGCCCGCCCTGTGCGGGTTTTTTTGCATCTGGAGAAAATGAAACATGACAATTCAAGCCCTGCGCGAGCGCCGTAATGGTATTGCCATCGAGGCGCGTAAGCTGTTGGACGAAACCAAAGACAAGAAGTGGACTCCCGAGAACCAGACGAAATACGACACCCTCACCGGTGAGATTTCGGACCTCGACGGCCGCATCGAGCGCGAACAGAAGGTGCTCGATCTGGCAGCGGAAAATCACTTCACCGAGCCGTCCAACAAAAAAGGCAAGCGTGACACCGAAGACCTGCTGTCGGATATCGGCATCTTCGACACCTGGACTCGCCGCGGTGAAAAGGCTTTCAACGCCGAGCAGGCCGCTAAATACTTCAACACCATGAGCACCACCACCGGCTCCGAGGGCGGCTATACCGTCCCTTCGGCAGTCGCGTCCAGCCTCATCGACTCGCTGAAGCTTTTCGGCGGTATGCGCGGTGTGGCCGAGATTCTGAACACGGCGCAGGGCAATCCTTTGAGCTTCCCGTCCTCGGATGGCACCAGCGAAGAAGGTGAAATCCTGGCCGAGAACACTCAGGCCAGTGCGCTGGACCCTTCGTTCGGTACTGTTGGGTTGAACGTGTTCAAGTACAGTTCCAAGATCATCGCAGTGCCGATCGAGCTGTTGCAGGATAGTTCGATTGATATCGAAGCCTTTATCCGCAAGCGCATCATCCAGCGCGTCGGCCGCATCACCAATCGGCACTTCACCAACGGCACCGGCACTGGCCAGCCACGCGGCATCGTTACTGCCGCATCGGCGGGTAAGATCGGTGCTACTGGCCAAACCCTGACCGTCATTCACGACGACCTGATTGACCTCCTGGAATCGGTTGATGAGGCGTATCAACTGGCAGGCACCTGCAAGTTCATGTTCGCTCAGTCCGTCCGCAAGCTGTTGCGCAAGCTGAAGGACACCGCCGGCCGCCCAATCTGGACGCCGGGTTATGAGGCCGGCATCACCGCTGGCGCTCCTGATCTGCTGCTCGGCAAGGAAGTGGCGTTGAACAACGACATGCCGGCCCCAGCGGCCAACGCCAAATCGATCATCTACGGCGATCTGTCGAAATACATGATCCGTGATGCCATGCAGGTCAACCTCATGCGTTTCGACGACAGCGCCTTTGCCTCGAAGGGGCAGGTCGGCTTCCTTGCGTTCATGCGCAGCGGTGGCAACCTGGTCGACACGTCTGCTGTGAAGTACTACCAGCATTCGGCAACCTGATACCACGCGTCTGGCGGGCTTCGGCCCGTCGGCCTCTTCCTGCATGAGGGTTTGAATCATGGCGGTAAAAAAAGATTTGGTGCCGGTGCGTGTTTTGTCCGGCTTCCCGCTCGAAGGTGTCAGCTACACGCCAGGCCAGTTGGTCGGCCTGCCGCCTGCTCTGGCTGAACAGCTGGAAAAGTCAGGCATTGTTGACTCCCACAAGGATGCTCTGGCCGCTTGCAAGACTGGAGGTTTCGAGCTGATCGAACACAAACCGGTCGGACAAGACCAAGAAACCGAGGAATAAAGGCATGGGGCTGCAACTTCTAACGGCACCGACGGCGCAGCCCGTGTCTCTCGAAGTGGCCAAGGAGCATTTGCGCATCGCTCCGGATGACACCGATCTGGATGCCGAAGTGGGACGCCTGATCCGCTCGGCAACGGCTCGCGCCGAGAAAATCACGCAAAGAGCACTTGCCGTTCAGAGCTGGCGCCTGATCCTTGATAGATTTCCAAGGGGGGCGATATCGATTCCGTTGCCGCCCCTGAAGAGCGTCGAGGCCATCACATACATGGATGCAACGGGCGCAGAGCAGGCGCTGGATGAGTCAGCTTTTGTGGTCAACCCATACGGCTTGATAGGCCAGATCACCCCCGCAATGGGTAAGTGCTGGCCTGTCACTGCGCCGCAGGCCATGGCTCTGAAAGTAGACTTCACTGCGGGCTATGACGATTTGCCGGACGACATCGCCGCGGCCATCTTGTTGCTGATCGGTAACCTTGATCAGAACCGCGAGGCCGTCACCACCG